CCATTCCATCACCTGAATAAGCACCTATAGCAATATTTCTTACAGAGTTAGCGTGATTCAAGTCACCTAAAGCATCTCTGCCAATTGCTAAATTATTACTTGCTGTTGTGTTGGCGTCTAATGCCGAATATCCAATTGCCAAATTATCAGCACCAGAGGTCAAATCGTTTAAAGCACCATATCCAATTGCAATCGTTCCAGTTTGTTCATTTGAACCAGTGCTTGCCATTGCAGTACCGCCAATCGCTATGTTTCTTTTGAAATTAAGAACACCAGTTCCTGTTCCTAAGTCACCGCCAAGCATTGCATTTTCGCCTATAGCAATATTATCATCTACTGTATGAGCATTACTTCCTGAACTTGGCACATTTTCTTTCATAGCACCTAATGCATCATTACCAATTGCTATATTATTTGATTCTCCGTGAGCCGCTGCATCTAATGCTCTTAATCCCAATATACAATTACCAGCCCCAGTTGTTAAACTAAGACCTGCGTTCCATCCTACTGCTGTATTGTTATACCCACCAACAACTCCACTTAAAGAGCTATTTCCAATAGCTGTATTTTTTTCACCAGTTGTACTTGCATCTAATGCATTATGACCCACAACAGTATTATAACTTCCTGTTGTGACATTGAGCATAGCACCATACCCCACAGCTACATTTTCGCTATTATTTTGGTTGGCAGTTCCTCTTCCTGCGGATGCTCCTACATAGGTGTTTCCACCACCAGTCGCATTACCAAAACCAGCCCAGATGCCCAGTCCAGTATTCGATACTCCGCTTGTATTAGATGCAAGTGACTCTCTTCCCATAGCAGTATTATCATTACCTGTAGATAGTAAAAGAGAATTATATCCTAAAGCAGTAAGTCCATCACCAGTTTGATTTGCTTCTAAACTTTTATAACCAACAGCGGTATTCCATTGCCCTTCTGTATTTGCACTCAATGCATCTCTTCCTACAGCAGTTGCTCCAGCCGCATCAGCAGTTAAAGCACTGCTCAATGCCGCATGACCTAACGCTGTTAAACTATGTACTGCTACATCACCAAATCCATCTAATGTAAAGTTTCCTACTGATACATTCCCATCTGCCGCATTATTATTTGCTAATAATTGACTTTGGTATCCAACTGCCACATTGGAATGCCCTGCAGTCTGAGCTTTCATTGCTTGATACCCAACCGCAATATTTTGAGAGCCAGATGTCAAAGCATAAAGTGCTTGGTATCCAACTGCTGTCGTGTGATTTGCATCAGTAGTTATAATTCCACCACCACCAGCTTCTCTTCCGATTAATGTAGCTCCCACTACAGCGGTAGTTAAAAGACCAGCAGATGAACCTACAAATGTATTTTCTCCACCGCCTACAATATCGTACCCCGCTCTAAATCCAATCAAAGTATTGACTTGACCAGAGGTTATATCTAAACCTGCCTGACTACCTACGACTGTATTGTAATCTCCTGAATCTATAGCACTTAATGTTTGGTATCCAATCGCAACATTGTAATTAACTCCACCCATTGCCGCATCCATAGTATAATTTCCAAGAGCAACATTGTAATTTGATGCTGCATCAGTCCATGTACCACCGCCAGAATCAACTCCAATAAATATATTCTCGGCACTACCTAATGAATTAGAACCAGCGTTGGTATCATCCATTGCACCATATCCGATAGCCATATTGTATCCACCAGAAGTGTGAACTAACCCAGCATAATAGCCTATGAATGTTGAATATCCGCCAGTTATTGCATTTCCTGCGGTATGTCCAAATATTGTATTACCAGTACCACTATCATTATTACTTAGTGAAATTCGGGAGTTGTTATCAATTACCATATTAACGGTAGATGAAGAACCAGCACCAATTTCAATTTTATCTCCATTATGTTGGTATTTAATAAAACCGATTGCTGTACCTTCATCTTTAAATGTTATTATACCAGTTCTGTTAGACGCTCCTGTGTCGAATATAAGTTGAGGGTCTCCACCAGCCGCTGAATCAATTACTATTTGAGGGTCTGCGACTGAACCTCCTCCAATATGTAAATTACCATTTACTATTTCATCATATGTTCCCGCCCCATCGCCATTTACAGTTAAATCACCATTAATGGTAACATCGCCAGATATTGTACCACCTTCCAATGCGACATTTAATCTATTGTTTGTAGCATCTAAGGCCATGCTTAGTGCTTCTTGTGAGGTTACTGAGTTTGCGGAAACTGCGTTTCCTGAAGAGTCTAGAAGTACTTTGTTTAGAACTTCTTTTGCGGTGAACTTATTTGGGTTTGCCATAATCTATCCTATATTCCTCCACCACCGCTTAAAAGCATCCATATAGTTAAATTATATGTCTCACAACTTAGCGTCTATAAGAACATATAATCAATCAATTATATTAAGTAAAACTGTTTGGAACGACTGCTCGTGTACCTCCGGTCTTACTTCTTTTCTTTGTGCCGTATTTCTTAACGGCTTGATCAAATTTTTTCTCATGTTGCATCATTAAACTCAATGCTATCTGTGCCATACCAGCATCTGATTCGGTACCAGCCTTATCCATATATAGACATTTCTTAACATAATCAACGATCGCAGAGTGAAACAAATTGTCTATATCTGGCGTATTTGTTATTGCAGTAACCTTGCTTGGGTTTCCATAGTAATGCAAAAGCAAACCATTTGTCACTGAATGGTCAAATGCCTGATACGCCTTCCTGTCTGTCCTTGATTCATTCGTAGAAGAATATGTAGTGATCAACCCTAAATGGTCTCCCCTAATGAAATATAAAACTTTATCTTCTGGATACTTAATATTACTTGCCATTATGAAGGCTCCTCTATTGCAGATTCAGACGTGTTATCAAACATCAATGGCTCGCCATCTAATACCCTAGGTACCCGTATATAATCATCGTCATCATCCATAACATCTACTCTATAAACTTTATTTATACCCATAACATTACTACTGGAGTCTGTTGCACTGTCTGACAAGTCGTAAAACATTTGATTGGCAACAATGTTTATTTTGGCAGACATTGACTTTTGTGAATATTGACCAAGCTCATTCAATGCATCATTTATCAAAGACATGATATATGTTTCAGGTGCATTAGGAAATACTTGCCTAACTCTACTTATAATTTGTTTTACTGTTAATGATTGTATCGCCATTATCTCAACGCCTGTAATCCTTTGTCGTAATCTGCCTGTAATTTAGCTTGTTGTTTCTCATACTTGCCATACTCACTTGCATCTGCCGCCAGTCTTGCTTGAGCCTCATTGCCGTAAGCCTGAGCTATATTAATTTTTGATTGTATCTCATTTGCGTATCCCTGTGCTGAATTAAGATAACCACTTACTACTTGATTGTAGCCACTAACCTGTGAGACCCTAGCACTAACTTCATTTGCATAAGCCTGTGCTTCATTAGCTGATGCGTTTGCCTCTGATAAAAATCCATTACCCACAGTAACATGACTAGCCGCTAACTCAGGGTCTTCATTAGAAGAGTTTGCTGACGTTACAGCTAAATCAAATTCTCCATTCGCTAAGGCTACCGCAGTATTAATTCTTCCTGATGCGGTTACTATAGCCGCTAAAGCCGTATCAATACTTGCATCAACTTGAGTTGCTGACTCTCCCAGTTGGGTAACTGCCGCATCTACTTGAGTATTGACCAAATCACAAATAGCCTGAGTCTCATCCAGTTCTGTGTTTATAGCTGTTAATGCCGTGGTTACATCTGCATTGCTTGACTTGCTTGCCATTAAATTTTGTAGTGATCTTATTGCACCATATAACACAACAAGATGCTCTGCCTCATCTGGAAACACCGCAATCGCACTATCTCCATAAGCCACTGCCGGATACTGGACTTCTGAATAAGTACAGGAGCCGCCATCTGGAACAACATCCAGTCCATTATTATCTATATAGTACGCAGGATCTGTAACAGTAGCGTGTATCATTTCATCCGCATCAGTCACTCTTCCTTTCTCGCTTGCTTTTACCTGTCTACATGGTTGCTGTATGTCCCCATCGCTCCTAAAGACATTTAACACCTTGCCAGTATTTAAGGTACTCGCTGTACCAGACGTAAAAGACTGAGATGCCGCACATAGGGGTAAAAGCCTAGCGGGTAGATTATTAATAACTTCTTTAGCTCCATCCGTAAGAAATTGCGTTAGCTCGTCTTGAGTAGGGGCACTGCTACCATCTAGAGCAAGGCTTGTCAATCCCTCTACCTGTACTTCAAATGTTGCCATTATACACTCGCAACAAACAATTCAACATTAACATCATTGGTACTCGAGTCAACTATTATCTTAGATAAATCTTCAAAACTACTAAAAGCTGGAGACGTATCTGTTTCTCCTAGCATAAAATCATCAGGTGTTCCAAACATTAAACTTTTTCCAGCCTCAACTACAAACTGAGCATTGTCGCTTGCCCCAACAAGAGCAACATTGACAGGATTGCTACTATCTAAATTTGTTAATCTTATATATCTCACATCATTTACATCAAAAGCTCCCGTAGATGTACTAACTGCGGCGGCAAATGTAGCAATCGTTGTATCCCCTGACGCTGGAACAGTTACAATTCTTTTATAAATTTCATTTATACCAGCAATCTCTAGCGTTCTTTTAGAGCCATAGTCCTGATTGTCCAGTACGATTTCTTCTTGTATTTTTACTTTTAATATAGCCATTATTTTTTCCAGCTTTTTCTTGCAGTTAATTTAGACTTTTTACTTAATTCACCAAAGTGATATAGCTTTTGAGATGACTTTGAATGAGTCTTTCCACTATGAAGTTGACCATTTGGCATTTTATGCATGCCACCCTTCCATACCTTACCTTGCTTTGTATAATGATTTACGCCTTTCATAACAATCCTACCATTTTACTTTAGAACCAACCCTAGCAACTACAACATGAGACTTCTTAGGGTGGCTTGGAGTACGCTTAGGTTTGTTATAACCAGACACCCCAATCCTTTTAAGCCTAGAATCTTTTTTCTTAGACACCTCTTCTCCTGTTCATTTCGCTAATGTTTTGATCCATGCTTTGCACAGACAATTCAACATCTGTTCTTTTTCCCATATCAGAAGCCATCCACATATTTGTAGTGAATTTACTTTCAGAAGCCCTCTTCCCACAAGAGCGACAGGTGAACCAGTTGTCTTTATTGTCTTTTTTGCAATGTATACATTTATTCATTATTAATCCTTTTAGGTTTTAGGGGCTACCCTTTATTGATAGCCCCTACAGTACCTAAAACTGCTATCCTTATGTATTCGGATTGTTAAGCACTCGCCGCTCCAACTAAGTGAACCGTACCAACTGCTGTTGCAATGTGCCCACTAAGATGCCAATTAGTACCATCGCAAACTAAAGACAACTTTAGACCTTCCGCTGACTGTGCAACAGAACCATCTACTGTTATTTTAGAAATGCCATTAAATGCATCTACTGTGCTATTTGCCGCTAAGGTAACAATGCCACCGTAAATATCAGTTCCGTCTGCACCGGTTGTTATACTGAAATCTGCATCATCGTCAGAATTGACAGTGAAGCAAAAATCATAATTAACACCAGCGACTGCATCGGAAGCTGTCGGTAGAGTTAAAGCTACATTATTATCCACAGCGGACATATCAACAGCGAAAAGAGTTCCAGACTCACCCGCAGTCAGTGTTCTAGTCACTGCCGCAGAATTGTCTATTTTTTGAAACGCTCTTTCACCAGTTTGATAACTTGAGCTATTTGCGTTTAAACTAGCTGATTTCATTACTCAACTCCTTAATCGTGTTCAAGGTTAATTAAGGCATGAGACTCAGAAAGAGTGACCTCAAGACCGGCTTCGGTCAAGATCATATCTTTCCTTAAATCCTCATCAGCAGACTGGACATTGGTTTGAACCTGTGTATCACGGTTAATTCCATTGCCTATCAACGGGCGATAAGAGACCTGACTCATGTCAGCCATTAGCATAAAACCGTCTGCAATTCCTCTGAATAGTGGCTCTTTAACCAGATTCAGTCTTCCATGGATAGTGTCAATAACCATAATAGAATGACCAAACGCACCTTGGCGATTTGTCATATCCATTCTATAGTTGTTATTACTATGACCCATTGAAGCATCAAGAAATGCACCATCGCCAAGCTTATTGAAGAATGTGATCACTGGAAGTGAGCAAAGCACTAATTTATCTGATGCTCCACCCCTTGCCGGATCAAAAATCACTTCAAGATCACTTAACAATCTGTCGTATGTCATTTCTGCCTGAGCTGTACTTCTGTAGTAAGCACTACCAGAAGAATAGCTAAAAGCCGCATCGTTAACCGTTGGATTAACGTTCTTTAGAATGTGACCTACGAGACCTTCGGTGTACTGAATACCGCCTTGGCGAGCTTTTTGACCGAAGAGCATAGCTCTTTCAATGTCAACTTTATGCTCACGAAGCTTATCGGCCCAGATACGACTCCACTCATCTGCATACCCACGATAGCGAGTTGCATAAGCGGTGTTTGTCATTTCAGCGGCTGTTTTAAAGATCTGGGTGTACCCATATCCATCTTCTAGCTCGGTTGAGAATACATCTGGAGAACCAGAACCCTCTTCAAAAGAAGTACCGATGATCTGACAGGTGTCGTTATCTGCTACTGAATTGTATCCAGATACGTTTGAATTAGACAGGTCGATTACTTTACCAGTAAAGCTACTGTCACTTGATCCGTGCGTAATCGCTGAATCAACTCTGACAACTGCGTGTCCAATACCTGCGTCCCCTGTTCTGTCAACTGTCTGAACAATAAACACCATACCTTTTAACAAGTATTCAACAGCGGCACCGCCGGAAGTATCAACAGTAAAACTGTATGAAGAACCAGCGGCAACTGTACCAACTGCCCCTTTTACAAGAAAGGAACGATCGGTGAAGTTGATCTTGTTGCGATTTTCCAAGTATCGAAATACTGGGTCATCGGTAGGTGCCTTAGAAACTTTAGAAAGATAGACAAAGAATGGAGATTCTTCAGGTGCCAATTCAGCAACCCGGTCTCCAAAATTAAATATCCGTCTTCTATCCGGTCTTTGGCCTACACTAGCATCAGAGGTAGTAGCAGTGACATCACTGGACTTTAACGTCCCTGTATTGTATGATATTGCCATTTTATTACCTTTGTGTTATGTGGTTGTTATTATGTTACGGCAATGCAGAACCAGACCCAGTACTCATAATACTATCAAAAACTTTATCAGCATCATTTTTTGGAGAATCAGGGGATTGCCCCTGTAGTACTCCAGCAGTTCTAGGTGCTTGTTTAGCCGCACTTACCGCTTCCATTGTATCATTGTTAGCAACAGACTTGCCACTCTGCATCTGCCAAAGCTTCACTAGGTTATTCAAACCTACTTGTTCTTTAGGCTGTGTTGTGAATTGCAAGAACTCTTGAATATCACCATCTGACATTCTATAAGTACCTCTTAATTCATTCACAGTGTTTTGCATTTGCATATCAGCCTGTATCTGTCGCTGTTGTTTTGCCATCACATCCTGCAACCTCTCATTCACAAGTCCTTCAATCTTTTGATTGACGTACCTGCCTGAATCAGAGTTTTCGTTTGTAAAGGCATCCCAAGGATTGAAATCGTCCGCAGTTACTTCTGGCCCACGTTGTTGTTGAGCGGGTGATTGAGCTATACCGTTTTCAAGGACTTCCACAAGGTCTGGTCTCTGCTCTAGTAGCTGAAGTATTTGAGCCCCTTGTTGCAATTTAGCATTTTCAGCCTGTGACCGATCATACATGGATTGAAACTTTTTTGACTCGGCTTCATAATCTATTAAAGTAGCCTCTTCTTGAAGTTGTTCCTGAGCAACAGCCACCTCTTCTGGCATGGCTTGTTCATTTACGATATCTTCTACGAATCCCTCATTGGACATGGGTTGTTCGCTTTGGACGTTTGCTTCCTGTTGTTCTAGTGTTGACATAGATTCTCCTTAGATGTCTAGGCTTCGGG